CCCGCAAAGTTCAGGCAGTTGTTGATGTTGTCTTCAACAAAGGTGAACCCGCTATTAGTGAAATCCGCCGCTAGTGTGCCAGTTGGTCAAACTGTCCACCATCTCCCCACAGGGGGTGGTTTTCGTGTATATTAAAAGAGTCAAAGGAACGCGCCATGACTTTTGATTTTGAAACAGAGTATCACTGGGGTGCTCTCATGGTTAAGTTGGTTCCCCTGTTTGGATTCAAAACTTACAAAACATCAAATGATCGTGAACTTATCTGGGTTTATGATGTAAATCAACCAGATAACGGTTATCATGTTCCTGCCTGCAATCTTTCTACCTATTCTTATTGATTATGTCTGACAAACGACCTACACTTGCGGAAGGATTTGCAAACGCCAAACAATATGAGGGTAAGAAAGTAGTTGATGTTCTGCCTAACATCAGCAAACGCAATAAAGGTTCTGCTGGTGGTGAATTTGAGAAAAAGATTGGTATTCCTAAGTCTTCTGAAAGATGTGATTATTGCGATGGCGGTGATTGTAAGACTCTCAAGTTTTTGAAAAACTTTCCTGCGGAATGTTGTGACATTATCATGCTTCAGGAGATTCTCCATGAGGCAATGAATAATGTCCCATTCTATGAAAGTGCTGTATATGAAAAGATTCAACAAGTTCATTTTGCACCTATCAACAAGGATGGTGATATTGATGAATGGACATTTGGTGAGAACTTTGTAATTTCCAAAGATACTCATCCTGAACTTTACAATCAAATGGAGAAGGATTACAAACATATTACTGAACGTATCCGCACTTTAGTTAATTCTGGTCAACATATTAGTGCCAGTGCTGTGAATCAAGGCAAGAAAGTTAAAATCCTTGAGATTCGCCCTAAAGGTGCAGGTGGTGGTGCAAGTAGAAACACTTGGAATGGTGTTGTTATTACAAAACCAGATGCACAATCTGCTTATTCTTATTACTTCAAACAATCTGGAGTTAAGCACATTTTCAAAAACAAATGATTACTGATCTCACGCGAAAAACAATCAGACAGCATCTTATTATGTGTGCTTCTATGGGAATCTGTCGCAATGTTGCTACACCTAAAGAGTGGGCACAACTAATGGGATACAAAGTTCATTCAGTCAGACATGCTAACCTTGCAGCACTAAATGTTGCACAGGCAGGTAGAGATCTCAACAAAGAGATGGGATATGATTACATTCGTGAACATTTTCCTCTCTGGTCTAACAATAAAAAGTATAGACCTGTTGACAACTAACTGAAAATAGTTTATACTAAATAAAACGTCAATACATTAGAAGGGTGTTCGCACTTGACTGGTGTAAAAACAAAAAGAGGTTACTATGAAGAACTACCAAACAGTTGAAGAATTTTTGTCTGCAATCGTAGATAAAGCAGAACAAAAGTATAAGGAGTGTCCCGAAAAATGCGAAGAATGGGACAACTTCTATCAAATAACATTGAATAGAGATGACGCTCTTGAGGTCTTATTTGCTCAAAATAGCACCTCGAATTCAGGATTTTTAATTGATGAAGGTCCATCAGAGAGACGCTACAATATCTTTGATGAAGAGGGAGATCTTACCAGTTGGGGTAAGTCTCTTTTTGACCAACATAAAAACAGTGGGTATAGAAAGGGCATTTCTAATCAAGTTCATATTGGTATCAATGTCGAAGAACTTAAAAATGTATCTGAGTCTGGTGAAATTATAAAATTTTATCAAAGAATGACATTGGCACTTTTGAACTATCATAGGAGAAGATCTTTCTATTATCAAGAAGAATTTGCAAAATATAGACCAAACGAAGAAATTAACTTCCACTTTTATTTGTGGAAACCATGTAATGATGGAAAAGTACGTCAATATCAAAGTCTTTACGACCTCTTTGACTCTTCTACATCTGTAGATAATGCCAAATCAAAAATCCAGGGTATTCTTAATCTTGCTGGTATAATCAAAGATCTCAAAACCGAATACTTTATTGGAGGTAATTTTACATCCGCATTGAAACATGTTTGGGGTGCCTGGTCTCCTGAAAAGTACGATAACTCTAGTGCGATTGCAGATTTTAGAGAGGAAATTGTATGGATTGATAATCTTTCACTAATAAATACATTTCCTAAGAAAAAACTTAATCCTCACTCCGCATGTTATTTTGAGGCATATGTTCTTGCCACGAAAAAATACGGTAAGGGTAATCAACATCTAAAGAGAGTTTTTAAGTTTATTGATAAAACTTTTTCTGAGATAAATGATGATCCCTTAGCATACTGGTGCAAAGTTCTTCAAATTACCACATTTGATTTGATGAAGCAAAATAGAAAAAATGTTTTAGTTGATAAAAGAAATTTTCAAACTTGGGTTCTTTCTGGCGCACAATGGTTAGGTTTAGAAAGTAGAGGACTTCATATGTTTGAAAAACAACTTTCTTTTTCTAATAATTCATTGAGTGAATTGATTGATCTCACTAATCAACAGGGAAGAAGTTATCAAAGGTCTGCTATAGCAAATCAACAAGAACGATATGTCAGTTTGATTCTTGGATATATCTCCAAAATGATGGAAGCAAGTGATGTGACATCTGAAATGGTTCAAATTAAATCAAATGATAGAGAGTATTTGGGTGACATTTCATACGGTGATGACAAAAAAACAGAAGATCAAAAATACAGTATAATGAAAACTATCATTGATGAAATTAAATCATGACATCAACTGCACTCAAGGCACTAACAGCAACCACAGGCAATCGTACTGATTGTTGGAATACTCCCGTAGAGTTTGTTGGTGATGTTGTTAAGTTTTTCGACGGGCAGATTGATACTGACCCATGCTGTAATGATGTCAACAATCCGAACGTACCTGCCAAGGTTCTTTATACTGAAGAAACCAACGGTTTAGCACATCCGTGGATGGGTAAGGTTTTTATGAATCATCCTTATTCTGATTCTAAAACCTGGGTTCCTTATGCTGCACTCCAGTATGAAACTGGAAATGCAACAGAAATGGTTCT